CTGCGGAAGCAAGCACAACGGCAATAAGACTTTAACTGGCGTGGGTGAGTATTCAGTAACTTATGCAATTACAGGCAATAACAATGTTGAAACGCCTTACCACCCAATTAACCCTTACGGCAAAGCAGCAGCAGACACCTATGTGGATTACACAACTATCCCTGCTATTCAAGAGGCAAGCCTTATGATTAGCGTTGCTATCTGGCAGGCTCGTCAAGCTCCAACCGGTCAAGGCGTTAGCATCGATGGATTCGCTCCAAGCCCTTACACAATGTCTAATCAGCTCATGGCTCGCGTTCGTGGCTTACTTGCACCATATCTGAGCCCTAACTCAATGGTGGGCTAATGCCAGCGATTACCACCCTACGATCTAGCATAGCCTCGGCTCTTACTGATAACTCTAAGTGGTCAGTATTCTCCTATCCACCAGCGAGCCCTATTGCTAACTCTGTAATCATCAGCCCTGCTGATCCGTATATCACTCCGACCAATAATGACCGCACATCAGTTGCGCCTTTAGCCAACTTCTCAATCAATATCCTTGTGCCCTTACTCGATAACCAAGGCAATCTTGCCGGTATCGAAGATGATATTGTAAGAATCTTTCAGCTTCTCGATGCTTCAAGCATTGTGTTCAATGTAGGAACTGTGAGCGCTCCAGCCGTTCTAAGCTTACCTACTGGAGACTTGCTGAGTTGTACAATACAGATCAGCACCCTAACGGAATGGAGTTAAATCATGACCGATTTAGCGCAATGGGAAAAAGAAAATGAAGCCTTCCTGATTAAAATCGGTCAGGTTGCTTCTAAGCCAGAAACGAAACCAACAACTAAGAAAGACGAGGAATAAACCGTGTCAGTATATCTAAGCAACGGAGTGGTTCTTACTGTAAACGCGGTAGACCTTTCAACTCTAGTATCAGCAGTCACAATCAACCGTTCATTCGACGAGCTCGAAGTAACAGCAATGGGTGACTCAGGTCATAAGTTCGTCAAGGGTCTTGAAGCATCTTCAATCACTATTGACTTCTTTAACGATGAAGCAACTTCAAAGACACTCCAGACACTTCAGACAGTATGGGGAACAAGCACAACAGTTACAGTCAAGCAGACTTCTGCAACAGTATCAGCTACAAACCCACTCTACACAATGAGCTGCCTTGTAAACAACACAACACCTATCAACGGTGCAGTTGGAGACCTTTCAACTCAGAGCGTAACTTGGAATGTAAACGGTACAATCGCTGTAACAACAGCACCATAACCGAAACTAACTAAGGGGCTAACATGGCAAAGCTAAAGGTAACAAGGGCTGACGGACAGGTTCAAGAGTTTGAGATAACTCCCCTGATCGAGTACGCCTTCGAGCAATACGCCAAGAAGGGCTTTCACAAAGCTCTGATAGAAGACCAGAAGCAGTCAGATGTATATTGGCTCTGCTGGGAAGCAATTAGGCGTTCGGGTGAAACAGTCAAACCTTTCGGGGAAGGATTCCTTGAGACTCTCAAGTCAGTTGAGGTCTTAGAGTCTGACCCTTTAGGGTAGATCGGAACTCCCTCACCTATCTCGCAGCTCGCTTGAGTTACGAGTATGGAGTTCCCTTCCAAACCATTGTTGAGTTATCACCGATGGCGTTCAAGGCACATTTAGAAGTCCTCAAGGACATAGGGAAGGAGCGAAGCGATGCGAGTAGAAATACGCGGAAACGCTGACCTTCGCAAAGCAATGCGACGCTTCACGCCCGACCTTGAGAAAGCCTTACGCAAAGAGATTGGCGCAGCTCTTCGCCCAGTTGTAAGAGAAGCAAAGGGATTCGTTCCCGCATCATCTCCTATGTCTGGGTGGGCTGGTCGCTCATTTAGTGAAGGCAAGTTTCCAACCTTTAACGCTTCAATCATGAAGGCTGGCATTAAGTATTCAGCAAGCCCTAGCAAGGTAAACCGTGAAGGCTTCAGCTCGATGGCAAGCGTTCAGAACAACAGCCGCGTAGGTTCTATCTATGAAGGCGCTGGTCGCGCTAACCCTAACGGACAACCTTGGGTTGGTCCTAAAGGATCTGGTAGCAACCGATACAGCAAGTCCAGAAATCCTAAAGCCGGACAACAATTCATCGCTAATCTGCCACCGCTTGTCGGCAGCCTTAAAGGTCGAGGTCGCTTGATTTATCGCGCTTGGGCTGAGAACAAAGGCAAGGCAGAAGGAGCTGTTAATAAAGCAATTGACACAGCCATTACAGAATTCAGGGCTAGAGCTAAACAAGAATTAAGGAAGGCAGCATAATGGCAACAATCTATGAAGAGATTAAGATTGCTTCCAAGGCTGACACCCGTGGATTTAAGAAGGCTGAATCAGCCGCTGCCAAACTAAATAAGACTCTTAGAAATCTTGGACTAGCACTTGGTACAACTGCACTTGTCTCTTATGGCAAGGCAGCAGTCAAGGCTTTTGCAGCCGATGAGGCAGCAGCCAACCGCCTAGCAACGGCAGTAGATAACCTTGGGCTTTCATTCTCTCAGGTTCAGGTTGCAACCTTTATTGACAACCTTGAGCGCAGCGCAGCAATAGCCGATGATGTACTTCGACCAGCCTTCCAAGGATTACTGACAACAACTGGATCACTAACCCAGTCTCAGAAACTTCTCAACGATGCTATTCAAATCTCAAGGGCAAGCGGTATCGATTTAGCCACAGTCGCAACCGACCTCGGCAAAGGCTATGTAGGGATTACTAGAGGCTTAATCAAGTACAACACAGGCTTGACTAGAGCTGAGATTACAACTAAATCATTTAACGAGATTCTCGGCATTATGCTTGCCCGTTCAGCAGGTTCAGCACAGGCTTACCTTGAAACAACCTCTTACAAGATGGAAGTCCTTACAACAGCAACCGGAAGAGCTCAGGAGACAATCGGCAAAGGTCTAGTAGATGCTCTTGCTCGCGTAGGCGGTGGCACAGAAGCCAGCGATGCAGCTAAGGCGATTGATAACATTGCCAAAGCCACCAGCAATGTAATAGTTGCATTGGGTACTGGTATCGGATTGATTGAGAAGTTCCGTAAAGGTTATACTAATTTTCTAGCAGGTGGCGATGTAGATGCCATGCTGCAAGCTCCTAAGCCATCAACTAATCGATCAGCATCTCCAGCCGGTACAGCGCAGCGCACAGCGCAGCAGCGCCAAGCAGAAGCGACAGCAGCCAAGCGAGCCAAGGAGTTAGCAGCCTTGCAGACTAAGCAGGTTAAGTCTCAGAAAGCTTTGACTGACGAGCAGAAGAAGCAGAACGCTCTTAAGAAGGCTGGCTCAATCTTTGACCTAGAGCAAGTGCAACTCATTGCTGCCCTCAAGGGTAAGTTATCTGATGAGGATCGTAAGAGAGTAGAACTCCAGTTTGCTTTGCTAGTAGGCAATGTATCTGAGGCTAAGAAACTAACTAATGAAATAGCAGTTGCTCAAGGTCTAGGTGAGAAGCTCGCAGGATATCTTGCAAGCCTTCCAGATGCTAAGAACCCGTTTGCCTCATGGAACGCATACCTCGATATGCTCGCAGCCAAGGCAAAGGCTATAGTTCTTAATCCATCTAACCCTAGTTACAACAGCCCATCTAATCCTGATTTTAATAGTTCTTTAGGCTTTAACAACAATCCTTCATTCCCAGAAACTAATGTGACACCATTCCCTAGATCAACACCCGGCAGTTTCCGCAGAGCAGAAGAGCAATCTAACTTGACTGGACCAATTCAAGTATCAGTTAATATCGATGGAAAGCAGATTGCTTCTGCATTGCAGGATACTTCAATGTCGGGCACAGGATCATCTATCAACAGACTTAATGGCGGCTGGTCTATCTCGTGAGTTTACCTGCTCAGATATCCGTATCGTTTGATTTTAGTTCCGGAGCTCAATTCGGATTTCCATTTACAATAGGCGATGCTAAGTACGGAGTTCTAGGCACAGGCACACTTGGCTCTTCCACAGTTCCAGTTCCGATTGTTGATTTAACTCCTCAAGTCCGTAACATTACAATCAACCGCGGCAGAGATATCCAAGCCGACCAGTACATCGCCGGAACAGCCGTTGTACGCATCATCGACCCAGACTCTTACTTTAATCCTCAGAACACAGCCAGCCCTTACTTCGGCTATCTAGTACCTTTGCGCAAGGTGCGTATCGCAGCTACAACAGCAACAACGCAAGAGTTCTTATTTTCAGGTTATACAACCGAGTACCGATATACCTACGACCAAGCAGAGCAGATGGGTTATGTCGATATCTATGTCGCTGATGCTTTCCGTCTCTTTAACTTAGCCCAAGTCACAACTGTTACAGACTCAGGCGCAGGACAGGCAACTGGCACACGCATAGGCAAGATACTAGATCAGGTGGGATTCCCTGCCAATATGCGCACAATCGCTACTGGACAATCCCAATGCATTGCTGACCCAGCAACCCTACGCACAAGCCTTGCAGCAATTAAGAACGCTGAGTTCTCAGAGCAGGGTGCGTTCTTTATCAATGGCTCAGGCACAGCCGTGTTCAAGTCTCGTAATGAGGTTGCTTCATCTATCTCTGGGACTCCTATTGAATTCAATCAAACCGGTGGTATTCCATACAAGAACCTAGTGTTTGCCTTTGATGACAAGCTCATCATCAATCAGGCTCAGATAACCCGTTATGGTGGCACAGCCCAATTCGCAGCCAACGCAGACAGCATTGCCCGATACTTCCCTCACCAGTACAGCGCACAGGATCTAGTTATTGATACCGATGCCAATGCCCTCAATATCGCTGCAACCTATGTAGCCACTAGAGCTGAGACAACTATCCGCATAGACCAGATGCTTGTTGATTTACTAGACCCAGCAGTACCAACTGACACAATGATTGGCTTGGATTACTTTGACAATCTAAGAATCAGCAATATCCAGCCAGACGGCTCTACCATCGTTAAGACTCTGCAATGCCAAGGTCTATCGTGGAATATCAGCCCTAACAGCATGAGCGTTACAGTAACAACACTTGAGCCTATCGTCGATGGGTTCATCATAGGAAGCACAGAACGCGGTATAATTGGCGTGAGTGCAATGACTTACTAGGAGATAAACAGATGGCAACCGGCTTTCCAACAACTACAGGCGATATCCTCACAGCGCCTATATTCAACGGCTTAGTCACCTTTACCGTCGATGCAGACGCGACAGCAGACTACACAGCAGTCCTTGACGATCAATACCAAGTCCTAGTGCCTATGAACAAGGCAACAGCCGTGGCGTTTAAGATTCCTACCAATGCCTCTGTAGCCTTCCCAGTAGGCACAGCAATCACAGTTCTCAACAAGGGTGCTGGGCTCTGCACAATCTCCGCAGTTACCTCAGGCACAACAACAGTTCTTTCAGCAGGTGCAGTTGCAGCTTCTCCTACCTTGGCTCAGTACAAGACAGCCGTTTGTATCAAGGTGGCGTCTGACACTTGGTATGTAGCAGGAGCAATTGGGTAATGATTGGTTGCATAACTGCTGGGGTCTTTGGTCCTACTTTCGTTGCACCTACGCTATCAGTTGATTATTTAGTTGTTGCTGGCGGTGCGGCAGGTGGAAGTTCAAGCACAAGTTCTAACGCTTACGGTGGCGGTGGTGGTGGCGCTGGTGGCTTTAGAACAGCAACAGGTCTTAGCCTGCCTGCATCATTTACTGTAACTGTTGGTGCAGGTGGTTCAGCAGGCGGTTCATCAGCTTCCGGTTCTGCCGGTTCTAATTCTGTTCTTTCAACTATTACATCAACAGGTGGTGGTTCAGGTGCAGGTGGAACTCTCTCGCCAGTCAATGGTGGTTCTGGCGGTTCTGGCGGTGCATCAACTAACGGCGGCACAGGCGGCGCAGCTTCTCCTTCCGGTCAAGGTAATGCTGGAGCAACATCAAGCGCATCTTATGGATCATCAGGTGGCGGCGGTGGAGCATCAGCAGCCGGTACTGGAGTAACAAACATCAATGGTGGCGCTGGTGGCGCTGGCACATCAAACTCTTATTCAGGCAGCGCAATTACCTATGCAGGCGGCGGTGGCGGCGGTGGCTACTATTCAGGTGGAACTGGCGGAGCAGGTGGTTCAGGCGGTGGTGGTGCAGGTGGCAGCGCGTCTCCTTCAGCCGGTACAGCCGGTACAGCTAATCGTGGCGGCGGTGGCGGCGGCGGTGGCAACAACTCAGCTACTGGTTCTTTAGGTGCAAACGGCGGTTCTGGAATTGTCATTCTCCGTTACCCAGATTCAAGCCCAGCCTTTACCTCTGTAGGCGGTGGCTTAACCTTTACAACAACAACATCAGGCGGTTATCGCATTTATTCATTCACAGCAGGAACAGGAACGGTAACTATCTAATGGCTCACTATGCGTTCTTAGATGAGAACAACATTGTCACAGAAGTTATTGTTGGTAAAGATGAAACAGAACTCATCGATGATTTAACTCCTGAGCAATGGTATGGAAACTATCGTGGGCAGACCTGCCTAAGAACTTCATACAATTCCAACATTCGCTTTAACTTTGCAGGAGTTGGATATTCATACGATCCAATCGATGATGCTTTCATCGCTCCTGCTCCATGTGAACACTCAGAGCTTGAACTAAACTCTGATAAGCAATGGGTCTGCACTAACCCTATCCACAGCGAGGGTACAGTCGGTGACTCCTAAACTATGCAAAGCCGGACAGCAGCTAAGGCTTCAGATAGATGATACTTATCCAGACCGAGATAGAACCTCAGACGGCTGGATTGGCGATGCCCGTCATTCATCGCGTGCTTCTGACCACAATCCTGATGCAAAGGGTATCGTCAGAGCCATTGATATTGACAGGGATTTATCTGGAAAGAAAAAGCCTGACCTCATGCCTGACCTTGCGGATCAGATTCGACACGCGGCAAAGTCTGACAAAAGAATTGCTTACATCATATTCGCAGGAAAGATTGCTTCCCCTCGCATGGGGTGGCGCTGGCGCAAGTATTCTGGAATCAATCCGCATGACCATCATTGCCATATCTCTTTCACTAAGAAGGGCGATGCAGATGGCTCGTTCTTTAATATCCCAATGATAGGCGGCACAGTATGAACATGAAGAACCCAGCAATCCTTACAGCAGGAGCGTTTCTAGCTGCGTGGGGTGCATCTAATTTCGCTCTCGACTATCGCTCTGTTCTATGGGCTGTACTAGCAGGCGTATTCGGATACGCAACGCCTAAGAAGTAATGAGCGCGGTAGATATCTCGGCAGTTGCCGTTGGAATTGTTACTGTTCTAGGTGGCACTGCTGCGTTTCTACAGTTTCTAGTTAAACATTACTTGGCAGAACTCAAGCCCAATGGCGGCTCAAGCATTAAGGATCAGGTTAATCGACTAGAAGCGCGTGTCGATACAATCATCGAGCTGTTAGGTAAGTAACACTTTACCTATGGCAAGGAAGCGACCAGTCATAGACTTAGATACTTACAGCGCCTTAGATGCTTATGCAATAGCGTTGAACGAGTATTACAAGTCTCTACGCAGAGCAGGGTTCACAGAGACCCATGCCTTCTGGTTGCTATCAGATCGTGAATCCTTCCCTGATTGGATTATCCCTAACCTACCCAATCGCATAGATAACATACCCTATGAAGATGATGATGAGGACTAATGCCAGCAGTCAAGAGGATAGTAATTCTCAGCGACCTTCAAGTTCCCTTTGAAGATGTACATCTCACCCGCAACATAGCCAAGTTCTTACAGACCTTTAAGCCAGACCAGACAGTAACCATCGGTGACGAGATTGATTTCCAGACCATAAGCAAGTGGTCAGAAGGCACACCTCAAGCCTACGAGCAGAGCCTTGGCGATGATAGAGACCGATGCGTGGATTTACTCTGGGAACTAGGAGTCACAGACTGCATACGATCTAATCACACAGACCGGCTTTACAACATAATCATGAAGAAGATTCCCTCATTCCTATCCTTGCCAGAGCTGCGCTTCGAGAAGTTCATGAAATTCGATGAGCTTGGCATAACCTTCCATAAGAACCCTATGAACATCGCCCCTAACTGGATTGCAGTCCATGGAGACCATACCCCTATCAAGCAGCAGGGTGGGCTCTCAGCCCTTGAAGCAGCCCGTAGGCATGGCAAGAACGTCATCTCAGGACATACTCACAGAGCAGGGCGTAGCGCCTTCACAGAAGCCTCTGGTGGGCGTTTAGGGCGTGTTCTGCATGGAGTTGAGGTAGGTAATCTCATGGACTTCAGACAAGCCTCATACACCAAGGGAACGGCTAATTGGCAGCAAGCCTTTGCGATCATGTATGTCAAGGGCAGCAATGTCCAAGTGGACATTATTCACATCGAGAAGAACGGCACATTTATTGTGCAGGGCAAAGTCTATGGTCGCGCCCGCTGAGATAGGAATTCCCTACTTTGAAGATGAAGACCCGTCTCAAATCGTTATCATTTCGTTATCTAAAAAGGGTGGCTGTCGCTTTCGCTTGATGTAAAGTTCTTCTTGTAGCCGGAAATACCAGCTACGAAAGGGGCTCAAAATGACAGCAGTAGCAGCAATAACAGATGTACTAGGTTATTCAGCAGATGAAGTAAGCCGAATCATGGCAGCTTGTGACACAACCCTCGATGGCTCTAAATGGTCTGACGCTTCCCACAGCCAGATTATCAAGACAGCAGAGTATGTTGGAAAGCAGGTAATCTAATGAATGTTTATCTAATGACATTTCTCTTCTCGGTTATCACTTACGGGCTGGGATATTACGCAGGCAACTCAGACGGCAAGGTCGAAGGCAGAATGGCTGTACGCCGTCACTATGAAGATCGTGAACGCCAGTTTCAGGGCAATCGATGAACGCTCGTGATTACCTCAACGAAGCGAGAGCTACTATCCAAGACCGAGGACTTGATTACGGTCACCCGTCAGACAATATGCAAAGGACAGCAGCACTCTGGAGCGCATACCTCGAAATGCCAATTACAGATTATCAGGTGGCAATGTGTCTGGCATTGGTCAAAATCGCAAGGAGCATGGAGACTGGTAAGCCAGACAATTACATCGATGGCGCAGCGTACTTCGCTATAGCCGGTCAGCTACATACAGAGGAGAATGACTTATATGTGTGAAGGTGAAGAATGTCCATGTTTCTATTTCGGATCATGTGTAGAGGATTGGGAGCAAAATGTTTAACCTAGATGATTACGAGACAGTTGAGGAACGCCTAGTTAAGTTTTGGAAGGATCACCCAGATGGACAGATTCACACCAAAGTCCTTGAACACACTTCTGCACGTTTTATTGTTGAAGCTTCTATCTACAGAACTGAAGCTGATGCAAGACCATGGACAACAGGACTCGCAGAGGAAACGGTCCAAGGTCGAGGAGTCAACGCTACTTCTGCCCTTGAGAACTGTGAGACTTCTGCCATTGGTCGCGCACTTGCTAACGCGGGCTATGCGACGAAAGGCAAGCGAGCATCTCGCGAGGAGATGACCAAGGTTGCTGCGCAGTCTAAGGTAAAGGCTAACATTGATGAAGTAAAGGCTAAGATGGCTCAGACCTCAAGCGAGTATGTGCCAGTACAGAAAGCGAGTGATCCATGGGAGATTTCAAGTGCTGCACCGGTGACAACGGTGGAGCAAGCTGTAGAGATGGTGAAGGATGTCCTTGGTGGCACTCCGATAGACGAGAGCTGTATCCATGGTGCTCGTGTATGGAAGACCGGAACTTCTAAGCAGGGCAAGCAGTATGGAATGTGGAAGTGCAATGTCTCAAGGCAGAACACACAAGATGAGCCATGCGATCCTATCTGGTACGAGATTAGTTCAGATGGTTCTTGGAAGCCACAGGTGAAACGCTAATGGGTTACATACAGTTCTTAAATCAAGATGGTGATTGGGAAGAATTCCCTAATGAAGAGCAGAGAGCCAATTTAAGGGCTAATGCTGAACTGCTTGAGGAACTGGGTTACAAGCTGATATGCCAGTTATGTAATAAGTTCCCAACAAGAGCCCAGATAAAGAGTCGCTACTTGCTTCATGAGTGGACTTGCGAAGAGTGCCACACAGTTAATTCAGCAGGCAAGGCATGAGTCACACATACAACTTCAATGCCGGTTCATTCGGCTGGACTAATTGCGATCTATGCGACAACGATGTTATGTGTAACGAGTACACCCGTGGTGACGGGCTAGTTCAATGGTTGTGTAAGAAGTGCGAAGATAAACTTCACTTATGACACGCCATAGAAAGGATCGAGGCTATCGTACCGAGCGAGTGGTTGCAGCCTACCTATCGCAATGGTGGAGAAGCGCTAGCGTTGGTCGAGGGGCTGGTAAGGATATTCTCAATGTTCCGTTCGATGTTGAGATTAAAGCTAGGACAGACTTCCAGCCTCTAGCATGGTTGCGCCAAGCCACTAAGAGAGCAGCAGCTCATCAGGAGTTGCCGTTCGTGGTGTGCCGTATGAATGGACAGGGTGAAGATGCTTCTGAGTATCTTGCTTTCATGCGGTTTAGTGACTTGGTTCAACTATTGCTTAAGTCCGGTTACGGAGATATACAGCAGGATTCGGTACAATTAGAACCTGAAAGATGCGCACAATGCGGATCGTGGAAGTTGGTCGATGTGATATGCCGTACTTGCAAGGTGTCTAATGCCTAGTTATGAATTCCAATGCCGCAACGATGATTGTGAATCGACTGCAATACTAGATCATGTTCTGGCTGTACACGAGCCGCATGACATTTTATGCCCGTTCTGTGATGAGCCTATGAATAAGGTTTACAGCTCTGTTCCAGCAGTTCATTTCAAGGGTACTGGGTTCTATTCTACTGATAAATAGTTATCCACAGGGTTATCCACATTAGACAACTTGTTATCCACAGGCTGTTGATAGGAGATTACGTGAAACGAAACGCCGGTCTGACCAGCACTTATGTAAATGAGATTGACACGTCTGGTACTCTACAGGCTAGAGCCCTTAAAGGGGCTCAGCGCGGGCTGCGTAAGCAGAGAGCCCGCGGGGTAGCCGCCGTTATTGGGATATCTCTATCTATAGTACCGAGTCCTATATCTCAAGGCTCAATAAGACCTATTCAGACAGTTCATCAATTAGCTGATAAGCAATTAACAGAAGTACAAGAAGCTTGTCATGATGACATTACATTTAGAGAATCATCTAATAATAGATATGCAGTTAATGGATCACATCATGGTTACTATCAAGGTAGAAGTAAGTATCTAAAAGGTAAGCCAGATGATGTGCAGTTCTATTGGTATTGGCGTTATGTATCATATAGATATGGGATAACAGAGTATGATGAGCCTGACTATTGCAAGGCATTACATCATCTAAGAGTTAAGGGTTGGCAATGAGTAGTAAGCGCAATGACCCTAGACTCTCAAGGAAGTACAAAGAGGTAAGGCTTAAGGCACTAGCTCGTGATGGTTATGTGTGCTTCTACTGCGGAGCTGAGAACAAGGACATGACTATTGATCACATCATTCCAATTAGTAAAGCACCTGAGTTAGCCATTGATATTGAGAACATGGTGACTGCGTGTAAGCCATGCAACAGCAGCAAGGGTAGCCGCTCACAGGGCGTTTTTTTAGACAACAAGCGTACCCCCCCTGTC